AACAGCAGATGCTTCTTCGATTGTAATACTTTCTCCACCAGCAAAGCCATGATTTAAATGAGTAACTTCAACTACTGCTGATCCATCAATAGTTCTAAAGGGATTTAAAACAGAAAGCCTAATCTTAAGTTCATCAACAACATTACCAGTAACAACTGTAGATGACGTATAGCCAGTTATTTCTATCTCAGCGCCACCATATCTAACAGTTGTACCTACATGATCAGCAACCCAATACGCAGTGCTTGTTGTTAGAGTAATACCATTTCCACTAGAAGCGGAGGGATCTAGCGTTACTCCACTAGCTTGAAACTTAGAATATGGTTGATATGTAATCTTGTTATCTGCTCTTTGATCAAAGCTATAAACGCTAATTTCAAACGCATCTAGTGCAGTTCTTGTTAGCATACGAGGCGCAAACAAAGGATGGCAAATAAACATAACATCGCCATACTGAGCAAATGTATATTCCTGCAAGTAAACCTTATCAAAGGGTAAGGCATTACTGCTTGTGTCTTGAGTAATAGTTTCTACTAAATGTAAGTCACCAGCAGTTGTATAAGTTCCAGCGTTATCTAAAAAAAAGCAGCGAACCTTTTGATGCTCAACAGAAATTACATACGCTTCATTATCATCAAACTCGAACTTAAATAAATGAGACTGCTCTTTGTAAGAAGAATCATAAGCTATGCTATAATCATAGTGATGCTTTAAGCCATGACGTTTTTTTAAAGAACCTTCAGCAGTAACAACCATGTTTTCTACGCGCTGCGCAGAAGAAACATACACAGGAGAATCCGTTCTCATTATCAAAGAATCGCTAATTTCGCCAAACTGAAAGCTATTCTGTGCTACTCTAACTTTCTGCATTAGCTACGCCTTTGACTTATAAACCTCGAAGTGTTTAGCTTTTTAGTTGTTTGCTGTTGTGAATCAAGCCTACGCGCTCTCATTAAAAACTGTTCACCCTTTTGCTCCATTAAAGAAGCTAGCTGAGGATCACGCGCAACAGAAATAGAAAGCATAGCAGCTACTTGAAACTCTACAGCCATTGTAAAGTAAGGAGGCCAGTAAGCCTCATCTGCTCTAAATATATAATCAGCTATAAGAACCTCAGTTTCATTAGCATCGCAATAAACTTTATCTCCATATGTATCATAAATAATAGGTTCATCGTTTATTGTAACTGCACTAAGCATAATAAGATCAGACGGAAGCTGGTAAGCTGCATCGTATCGACCTGTTGGTGCTGCAGTTAGTCGGCTAATTTGCTGTTGATTTGTAGCAAAACGCCATCTTGAGTTAGTTAGCGAAGCGCGGGCAACATCCTCATATACAGCATCAACCACATCAGCTTCTACCGTTCCTTCGTCAAACGATTGAATCGGAGAACCCCCCATAAGAATGGAGGCGCGAGAGCATATTTTAATTGCTGTATTTGCTGGCATAAGAAGTTAGGGGGCTTTCGCCCCCCTCCTATTAGTTGTTATCGAGAACTTCAAATACACCGTCATCATCAATAACGACAGAACCCATAGACATCATTGATGTCGCAAGGTGCGCTACTTTCTGAGGTACATAATTAATCTCGGTTTGAACATCAGAGTTAATGCCAATGCCTACAGCACGAGCGTGGTAAGCAAAGTTCTTGCCGCCAGCTACTGCTGAAGTTGAGAAGATCTTGAAGCCCAAGAACTCTTTCATTGTCATGCCACCAGCAAATGGTAGGTTTTGTGGGCCTACATAGTCTGATGAAGCAAACTCATTAATGTTAAACAAGTCAGCAAATCCAGCAGGAGACATAGCCAAATAGCGCTGTCCGTCTTCTGGAATATCTTCTGCACCAAATGTTTCAAACAAGGTTAGAAGATCTGCTTTAACAAGCGCACCGCCTGTGTCAGCAATCTGAGTTGAGTTAGCACCAGCATCCATTGCAGTGGTAATCAATGCATCAGTCTGACGACCCAAAGCAGCAGCAGCAGATTGAGCAACAGCTTGACGTTCATTGATATTGATTTTCAATTCGTCTAGCTTGTCAATATACTCGGCAGCGTAGTAGTCAGCCATAGTTGCTTCAACATTGGTGTGCGCCAGTTCCATTGTGGTCACATCGCCGTTGCGTGTTTTTGTAGATGCAGTGCCTTTTCCAATTACTTGGAAGCGAGCAGTTGAACCAGTCACATTAGTTGAGCGTACTGTGTTACGAAGTTTAGAACCCATACGCTGATATGCTATGTGAACTTCTGATTCAAACTGTTTAATAAAGGCTTGGTCAATTGTATTAGCCATTTTACAGTCCTATTTTGAAGTTACAGTTGCCAACGGGTATCCACTCTTTCACTTCAACAAGGGTATCCTTTCGGGCCTTTCAGTGCGTTATGGGCCGTAATGTTTCATCGTAAACACTTTTTTGATTTGAATTGCAACGCACAAAATCAACGTATTTATGTGGAGGTGATATACTTACACCTACTGGTTCAAAGCCAAGCCACACCGCCCAATCTACCATAATCTCATAATCAGCAAGTATAGTCATGGTCATTTGGGGCTGTGTTTGCTCTAAATAATTAAGCAACATCTTTGAGCCACGAGCCATAGAAGTAAAGTTTTCTTTGATTTTATGTGAAAACATAAAGAACATCTGAGGATAATCTTGATCTTCATTATACCAAAGACCACCAACCGCAGTAAATATTTCACCTTCCTTGCGAACTAAGTAACACTCAGAACATTCATACATTTCTGTAATAGCTTGCTTAATATCCAAGTGTCCAAGGATCTTAAGCTCTCTTACATTTTCCTGACTTAGATTGGCAGCAACCTCATCAATGTGGTCAAGAGTAAAAGGGGTTAAGTAAAACTTACCCCTCTTTAGAATCTTAACTTCCATAAAGACGCTTGTAGCCTTCTTCTACCTGCTTAACATAAGCCGCGTCATTTTTATCCCAATATCTAGGATCGTTCATCATTTCATCTAATTCAGCTTTAGTTATTTGACCTGTTGACTGACTACCACCAGAAAATGATCCATCCTTAGTAGCCTCCATAATTGCTTCAATAGCAAGAATGCCTTCATGACTTTCGCACATGCGCTCAATAGCTGGTAAAGATTTCTCAGGAAAAAACTTATTTGCAAACATAGACGCAGCTTGAATACGATCATTTGCATTATCGCCAAGTTTTGCAGCCTCTGCTTCTAAGTCTGGCTGACTTCCATTAACTGCTTGAGCATACATCTCAATGCCCTTCTGAAACTCCTCCTGCCCATAACCATTTTCAAAAGAATGCTCTGACCACCACTGTAGTAGCTCATTATCTACAGCAAGATCGTCATCAACAATGTCAGGAAGTTGATAATCACCAGCAGACTCAGGGCGATCACTAAATGCTTCAGTTTGTATTTCCTCAAGAAGCTTGCTGCGAATATCTTCTTCCTTAGTTCCCAACTTTGACTCAAGTTCCTTATAAGCTTTAGCTAAATCTTCACCACTGCTATACTTTTCTGGCAACCACTCAGGGCGCTCTGGCGTTGAAGACTGCTCAATATCTGCTTCAGTAACAAAGTCACGCCCATCAGCTTGGGCTGTTTCTATTGCCGCTTCTTCATTCATTTGTTTTTACTCCTATGAGAATGTGCAATACGCTGCTCAATCAAGCCAACAATATAGCGCTGACCTTCAATATGTCGCAGTTCTTCCGTAGTCACATTAGGGCCATTTACCATTTCAATAGTAATGGAGCGCAAATAACGTATGACTTCCTTGCCAGTAGGAGACTCAAATATCTGAGAAATGTTCTGACTTATCTGAACATCTCTTTCAGAAGATCTTTGGATTCCGTCTAATCCAATATTAACCTTGTTCGGCAACCATCTGTCCTTGCTGTTGTTGCGCCATTTGCTGCGCTAATGCAGCTATTTGTCTACGCTGTTCTTCGTCACGAATCAAGCTCTCTGGCACACCAAATTTTTTTGCAAGGTGAATTGCTGTTTGTTCACCGTCAATTAAAAGCTGCAACATCTCTGGGCCAAAGGCTCCACCAACCAATTCAAGGAATCTAGCAACACTAGAAATATCCTGATTTGATTGAGCTTGTGCTAGCGGAGAAACAGAACGTACTTTAACTTCTCGACCATTTACTGTAGGTACTTCTATGCGGCCCTGCTTCTTTAAAATGTATATTACACGTTGAAGTACGGGCTGCACGAGTTCTGCTTGCAAGCGACCAAATGCAGATCCCATTCTTCTTGCCAAGTCACCCATACGCTCCGCTACCTCAGTTGCAGTCGCAGGAGTTTTATCTGGGTTTCCAAGCATGTCATTATACAATGCTCGTTTAATATTTAAACGCATGTCACTAAGAACAAGCTGTGCTACATCAAAACGACCAGCAGCATTAATAGGCTGAAGGCCAGCAGAACCCATAGCTTTCGGTATGATTGAGCCGGGTACTAAATTAATCGTGTCAGGGTTGATTACGCCATCATCTTCCATTTGATAAATGCCAGAGATAGACATCTGTGCATTCTCAAGAATAAGCTCAATAGTAAGATTAGTGGTCTTAATAGCAGATAATGCATTAAGCAGTGGGCCGCGCCCGTAAATCTCACCAGCGCATTTACCCCAACGAAAACAAACAAAGGGATTAGAGCCAAGACCAGTCATTTCTTTAGCATACAGCATAGTCTTAGTAGTCATGCAGATTGCATAATGAAAGTAAGCTTCTTCGTTTTTCTTAGAGTAGTCGCGGCAAACAACCTCAAGCACAGTCGTTTCTCTATCAGATCCCATTAAGGAAGTTACCTTTGGATCAAAGTTTCCTTTAGGATACATAATAGAAAGGTGATCAAACTTTACCTTCTTTCGCTCACGATAAACGTGGTCGATCTTATCATCGGGACCAGTGTCAAGTACCACATGAGGGAGCGGAATTGCTGAGAAGTTTACAGGATTAATTGCATCCCCCTCTTCTACGCACAAGACACCAGTACCCACAGCCAAATCCATAAATGACTCATGAACCTCTTGGCTGAAATTAGAGTTCTGAAGAACCTCGAATACATACTCAGTTACTTCATCAAGCTCATTATCTATAGCTTCACGCTGATCTGGCGGTACTTCACTGCCAGCCATAAGATCAGCCCAACGCGCAAAGTTAGGAACTAAGCCAGACTGTAAACGACTAGCAAACTCTTGAACACCAACTACAGCAGTTTCGTCAAAGATCTTATCATCCCTGCGCTGCCCAGCTTCTTCATAATAAAATGACTCACGTTGAGGCAAAGCATACTCATAGCATTCCTCAAATAACGGAACCCAGTTTTCACGAAAGGCTTTTGCCTTCTGATAACTTTGAATATATTGCTTTGCTATATCAGCCATTAGCCAAACCTACCCAAGAATCCACCGCCAGCAGCACGGAATAAAGAACGGCGTCCAGCGCCACCGCGCATACCACTTCTTTCCGTTTTGCGCTCTAATGCAGTAGAAATATCTTCTCGCTTTTGTTTAGCTCTTTTTTGAATTTCTTCAGCCTTAGCTTCTTCAGCTTCTATACGCTGTTCCGCTGCCGCTTCTTTCTCAGCCTTACTAGGGCCACCACCAAAACACATATTAATCTCCTTCGTTTTCTACTCGTAAGCACAGAAAGAGATAAATCTCAATGCACAAAAAACTACAGTCTAGCCCATAAGCTTGGTTTGTTTCTTTGTCTAGGGCCTCTGCTAAAGACATCAAAGTCACGCTTTGCTACCACAGGTCGTGCTGGTTTTTGGCTATTCATTAATGCTCTGCCCTCACCAGCGC